TCCAGGTGTTCCAGGTGTTGTAGGAGGAACTGGCTCTACTACAGGTGGTGTAGTTACAGGTGGTGTAGTTACAGGTGGTGTAGGAGGAACTGGCTCTACTACAGGTGGTGTAGTTACAGGTGGTGTAGTTACAGGTGGCACTGGTTCAACTACAGGAGGTGTAGTTACAGGCGGCACTGGTTCAACTACAGGTGGTGTAGTTACAGGTGGCACTGGTTCAACTACAGGTGGTGTAGTTACAGGTGGCACTGGTTCAACTACAGGTGGTGTAGTAACTGGTGGCACCGGAGCTGGAGGGGGCACAGCTGGAGCGGCTGCCGCTCCACCACCGCCTGCAACAGCAACAGCAACAACAGCGGCCGGAACGCCAACGGCAGCCAAAGTAAGTAATTCATCAGAAGTTAAACCACCAGTTGGAATATTAGCCAATTGTTCTGGACTCAATGTTGCCAATTGCTCTGAAGTTAAACTTGCAACCTCGGCTGGTGTCATAGACGAAAATTCATTAGCTGGAATATTGCTTATGTCACCTAAATAACCAGGCGGAGGTGCTTCACCTGGCATTGCTGGACTAACAGGAGCTTCAGGAACTGGAATATCTGGAGCTGGAAGAACTTCGACATTTGGAGTTCCACCGGTGGTCATGTTACCATCAATGCTGATTGGTTGATTACTTTCAATAGCTGACAAATAATCATCCAATGGCACTGTTTTACCATTGGCCATAACTACATCATTGCCAATAACAGTTCCTTCTGGCAAATCGCTTATGCCATTGCTTTGTAAATTGTATGGTTGTTGTGGTGTAGATCCAGGAACTTGTGGACCTTCACTAACAGGTGTATATGTATCAGTTGGTATTTCTGTAGGCACAGTTGGCTCAACAGGTGTTGGTTCAAATGGAGTTGAATAATCATATACAGGTGCTTCTGGAACAACAGGAGCAGTTATATCTGTTGGTAATTCTGATACAGGAGGAACATCTGAAACAGTTGTTTGTATTTGATCTACACCATCAGCATAATCGGTAGCTGAACCAAGATCAATATCACCTGATTCAACACCGGCTGCCACAGTTTCATTCAAGGCCTCACCCAAGGCTTCTGTGCCATAGGCCATGGCATAGGCCAATGCGGCACTTTTGGCTATGTCTTCTATGCTTTCACCAGCAACTGCACCTGCGGCAGCATTGGCCAGGGCGGCACCCCATGGACCAAAGGCAGCACTGCCAGCAATGGTAGCAATGGTTTTCCAACCAACAGTCTTGTTGACCAACTTGTCAAAGTCAGCCAACATGTCCATGTATGGATGTTCCATTGCTGCTTTTTGTTCAGCACCAAGGCGTGCCCTAGCCGCTTTTTGTGCGGCATCTTCTGCTTCAAATTTGGCATTAAAAACTTGTTGAATATCCTGCAATGTTTGAGCTGGTGCTGTGGGATTGTTCAAAGGTGTATATGAATTGGTTCCTTTTTGGGCTACTGCCCAGCCACCAGCTCCTGGAATTGGTTGATAATCAGCACCATTGGGTCCATTTACATTGAATCGGTTGTTGAGCAAATTGGCAAATTTAGCAGTGCCAGGTTGAGGCAAATTGGCTTCAAATGTTTTGACTTGCTCTGCTAGTTTTGCGGCAGCCTCAGCCTGTTGTTGCTGTGTGGTATAAATGCTGTAATTGGTCTGTTGAGTTTGTTGTTGTTTGTTAAACTCATCTGCAGGTATAACAGCACCACTAGGACGACCATCTGTGCCAACTCGTTGTAGATTGTTGCCCACCACTTGAAACCATCCACCTTTTTCACCTGTGATGGGATCATCTGCTCGGCTCACAAACTCTTGACCGCCTGGACCAAATGTGTTGACAAATCCAGTAGCTGGCCCTAATTTGGATACAAAATCAGCAGTGGCCTGTTGTTGTTGAATAACACCCTGTGCTCGTTGAATTGCACTGGGATTCACAGTGACACCATCAGCTTGAGCTTTGCTTATCAAATCATCAATTTGTTTTTGTGAAGTTGCATTTTGAATTTGAGTTTCATAATCTTGTGTTTTGACCTGCAAAGCCGCAGCCGCAATCCTGGCTTCGGTTTGTTTTACTATATTTTGGGCACGTTCTACAAAGCCCTGATTCAATGGCAAATTTTGATCTGCAGCCTGTTTGACCACAGCGTCTAATTCTGCTTGAGTCTTGCTCTGCATCAACTGATTTTGTAATTCAGCGGCACGAGCCTGTTGTTCTTTGGTCAATGGCGGTGGTGGTTTAGGCACCGCGGCAGCCTTTTCAGCGGCAGCCTTTTCAGCGGCAGCTTTTTCGTTGGCCAATCTGTTGGCTTCTGCTTGTGCGGCAGCGTCTTTGGCTGTTTGTGTAGGATTGGCCTGATACCAACTCTGACGATTTTTGGTCAGGGCGGCCAAAGTAGTGCCACCTGTCTGCAGAACCTGTCCTGTGCTGGCATTGACTGGATCTGCTGTAGTGGCACCTGGCCTGCTTACATACCAAGTGGCTGTAGTAGGTGACTCGGGCACTAGGTTGTATTTGTTGCCTGTGGCTGGATCTGTTATGGTATCTGATCCACCTTTGCCAGTCATGATATTCTTGATTGTGGTGTTGGGATCCGGTGGTTTAAACAAATTTGCAGGCGTTGTAGGCGTAGCTGGTTTGGCAGGCGTGGCAGGCGTTGCAGGCGTAGCTGGTTTGGCAGGTGTAGCTGGCTTGGCTGCGGCTATTCTATTGTTAGCGGCTACCAACACAGCGTTGTCAAATTTGGCATTGCTACTGCGTGCCGCTAGGGTTATTGCGTTGACTTCAGCTGGCGTAGTGGCCTTGCCAAGAAGTGATTCTACCTGGCTTTTGACACTGGCAGGTGTTCCTGAGAAAGTTTTTGGAATTGTTAAGGCCATAGTAATATTTATCGGTTCCTTATAACCATGTGGGTTTAGCTGGCCAAACGACCGCAGTTGGGAAGCCAGCCTGTTGAGGCACTGCCAACAGTTGTTGTCTATAAGCCACAAGGTCGGCCTGTTGATCCGCAGTCAGGCTGGCATACCAAACAGGATTTACACGATCCACAACAGACAATTCTGAATCTCTTTGTCGTCTGGCCTGTGCCTCACTGTGCACCTGATCCAATTGCCATGTCTTGGTAGAGTAATCAAATACATGTGATCTACTGGGTTTCTCGGCCTTTTCAACTGCTTGGCCTGATTCAATATAATAGTGTTGGCCAGAATATTCTCCGGCAATATAACTCTTGTCAGCAAGATTTGTTTCCGCTTGCAACAAATCATGGGTGGTCAACACACTGAGTATTTGGCCAGTGGCCGGATCATAGATAGTGTAGGTCATCGTTTGAGTGTTTGAACCAACCAGGTTCTTCCTAAGAAATAAAAGATAGTAGATCCACTGGTGGTGCCAGTCTTTCCATATTGAAAAGCAATGCTATATCTATAGGTGCCTGCAGCAGGAACTGTGTCAGCCACTCCGGTCCAGGTTGGATAAAAGAATGCTGTGCTACCATCTGCTGTGGTCACATTGTTTACGTCAAATATCTGATCAAACAAAGAAGTTATAACTCCAGTGCTGAGATTTGTTCTGCGTAGATAGAAAAATCCAGTTACATCCACACTACCAGAAATGGTTGTAAATTGAACGCCAGCTTGAACGCCAGCAAACACAAACAAAGGTTGATTGTTTTCTGTTGTGGTAAAATCCAATGTCAAATTAGAACTAACAATAGTATTTTGTGCCAAGTTTGAAAATATTTGACTAGATTCAGTGGTCACGCCCGCACCACTACTGATGCTTAATGGCACTACTGTGTTGGTTGATACTGTGTTGGAATTTAATCCGCCGCCACTGATCAAACCTGTCACTGTTAAATTACCACCTATGGTGGCATTGTTGCCCACGGTAAGTTGATTACCAATGCTGACTGTGTTGCCAAAGCGAGCATTGCCTGTTGAACCTTGCAACCAAAAACCTGAACTGTTGAAATTACCAATTGTGGCACCAGTTGATATTACTGTGTTGGCTATGAGCACGTTGGCTGCCAACTGTTCTGCTGTGATAGTGCCGGCCAAAATAACATTGCCTTGAATGGTGTTGGCTGTAAACAGATTGGTGGTCAGCGTGCCAGTAGCTATGTTGTTGGCCACAATGGTGTTGGCTGCAATGTTGTTGCTGGTAATGGTGTTGGACTGGATAGTGTTGCCAGTTATGGTGTTGGCTGCTATCAAATTGCCGGTAATTGTGCTGGCCACAATCAAGTTGCCAGTTATGGTATTGCCAGTGATCTTGTCACCAGTTATGGTGCTGGGTGCCAGACTAGTGCCTGTAACTGTGTTGGCCACCAAGGTATTACCTGACACAACTTGTCCTACTGCACTGATCCAGGTGCTACCGTTGTAGGTAAATGTGCTACTGGCACCGGTAGTAGGATACGCAAAATAAGCAGTGTCCCCATCTACTGGTGTTAGTCCGGTTCCAATTGGAGGTGTGTTGGCAGTTCTGCTGGCTTCAAACCAACCGGTCAGGGTTGAAGTTGAAGCGTTCCCAGGATTGGCTGTGGTAATCACATAACCCATTGGAATAGGACCACGACTGCCCGGTGTTCCGTTGGCAGTTGTTACAATGTCAAGATCTATGGCCACATTGGCAGTGCTCACAACAAACGCACTACTAGGCGGACTACTAGCAGCCGCAAATACAATTTGACGACCACCTATTGAACTGTAATACAGTGTTCTACTTGAAGCAGAATTAAACCCAGGACTGACCTGTGTCCACTGATAGGCTGCCGGATTGGTAGATGGAGTTGATGTAGAACTATTATAAACTCCAAAATAATTGTAATTGTCACTGCTGGGACTAAACCCAGCAGTGCCGGTGGCATTGTTTGAATATCTTAAATTAATAAATTGATTTTTATAAAACAACACATCGGTATTGCCATATTGAGTCACAGCACCTGTGGCAGTATTGGCTACTAACACATTACCTGGAATTACTACATTGCCATTGCCAGTGCCTTGTCCTTGATTGCTTAAGAGATAATTTACCGCAGACATTACCTCATTGTCGTTAGTAACAGCAAATGTTCCCATTTATCTAGAATCCTCTGTTGGAGTAAACTGCCAGTTGACAGCAGTGCATTGCCAAGTGTCTGTGGTGCTAGAGTTGTTGAGTTCTATTGTGACAACTCTGTGTGCGTTTTGATTGATCTGTGTCCAGGGATTTTGTGTAGCAACGGGCATAGTGACGGGTGTTTGAAATCCATTGGGTTGATCTTCAACTGTGGTTCCCACACTGTTGGTTCCGCCTATGCGGACTGTGATATTACCCACACCTTCAATGGGTATGCCTGCTTGATCAATATTGACCACTTCTGGTAGGATGCGATGTAACAGGGCCTGTTGACTGTATTTTAATCCAAGACTAATGTTGTCTCTGCGGAACTGACTCACAATTGGTTGATTGTTTAAAAATGTGGTTCCTGTGTCTTTTTGCACAATAGCAGTATTGGCCACACCACGACTGTAAACAATAGTTCTTGATGCTTTGTCAAATGCTTCTGTGCTGTCAGGCAATGTTACATACCGTGGACCTTCTGTGGCATGACTGGCCGAACTGACATCTCTAGGCGGATTGAATATGTCCAAATCATAACGATAACTCAACATCTTGTTGCACCAACCAGTTGATGTCATGTCTGGATAATAAATTTCAATTTGATTGCGTCTGGTGTTGTTGACCACAAACACTCGATCACTATATTCTGGATTCAGGTTGTCAAAGAAATAGTTTCTTACACGCTGATTGCCCAAGCTCTTGAAGTTGTTGCCATCAAACACCCAAATGTCTCTGGCATCTAGGCCATACACTGTGTTGTCGGCATTGGCCCAGCAGTTTTGATTTAAAAGACCGCGACCTTGATTCATCAAACGCACACCCAACACAGGTGCTGTGGTTGAAGTAAAATTCAATGGACTAAAAACCACTGTGTCCCAATAACTGCACACATAAAAATTACCATTGGCAGGAAAGCCATCTACCACAGGACCACGCACAGGCACTTCTAATTCGTTGGCTACATCGTTTAGGGTTGGTTGCCAACTTTGTGGCACTGCTCCTAGTGCAGGAAATACTCGACTCCAACGCACTGTGGTTGGATAATTGTCGACTTGACTTGTGCTGGCATCAACGCTTCTTAGATTACCAGCAATTAACAAACTGCCCACATTGGGACTGTTGTAGATACGCATGAATTGTGCGGTAAGTGCTGACCAATCAGGATTGTAATTCCATATAGGTCCAGGACCAGCAGGATCATTGCTGTATTGTTCAAACTCACTGGCATCACCCAGCAAATACATAGGGGGATGTAGACCATCGTTGATCAACAAGGTAGTGCCCGACCAAGCTTCAGTAATACTGGTAGTGTCGCTGTAACCTGACAATGGTGTTAAATTTGGACCACATTCTACTGCTGTGCCAGATTCATTTATTCTCCACCAACGACCTGTGTTGGTAGCAACAATATACCACCACACATCTTGATCTCTATAGCCACCTGTGATATAAATTGGTGTGCCTTGAATAGCATTTAATATTGTTTCATCACCCAGCACTGATCTAATACCGCGTGTGTCAGTTTCTACATTTTGACCTGCGTTGTATTCTGTGCCAGCCAGGGCCGCACTGGGCACATCAGGAGTAAAACTCATGTTGACAAAGGGTGTTTTAACTTCGGTAAATGTTTGTGCCATGTTTGTTCCTTGTTATACAATAATTAGCGGATAGCGAAACATAACTACGCCTGAACCGCCTTGACTAGGCCCATATTGACCGCCAGCATCACTGCCACCACCACCACCTGCTCCCACATATTGGCTAGGCTGAGTGGCCACTACCTGGCGAGTGGCTCCGTTGCCGGCACCGGGGCCACCAACGCCAAATCCTGTAGTGCTGGTGGCCCCGCGTCCACCACCACCGCCTGAACCATAATAGGTTGGAGTGCCGTTGAAATTGATCAATATGCCGGTGCCGCCATTGCCTGCCTGACTGGTAGAAGGAGCGTTTTGTCCTGCTGTGGTCCAACCACCACCACCACCACCAGTGACACTGTTTGAACTGCCGCCACCGTTGTTGCCACCACCAGTTGCGGTTCCGCCTGTGGTTGCACCAACAGTAGATCCACCGCCACCGCCACTGCCACCATTTTGGCCATTCGCACCTGTTGTGCCACCATCGCCGCCTTCTAAGGCCACCAAATTAGTAGACACACCAGTTACACTACTGTTGCTACTGCCATTGCTGACTGTTACAGTAAAATTGCGATAGATAAAATTTCTACTGCCGGTCAACACTTGCCCACCACCACCACCACCACCTTCTACGGATCCACCATTGCCACCACCTGCTATTATTAGGTATTCCATGGCAATGCTGGCATTGTTGGTGTTGAGTTGATAGGCTGGATTTACACTCAATGTGCCATTGCTGGTAAATGTATGAATTCTATACAGCACGCCATCTATGTTTGCTGTGGTTATAGTGCCACCTGTCACATTGACAGGAACTTGAAATATACCAGTTTGATTGTGAAAAAATGGCATGTTTACACATATCCTTTGACCAGATTGCACAGATAATTGGTGCCATCGTAGAATATACTCATGACATCTATGCTTGTGGCTGGCAAACTCAGTGTGTTGACACTGTAGGCAAATTTGTATGCGGCATTGGGAGTCATAATTCTACCGCCTGTAGCATCTTGTGTAATGATCAAAGTGATACTTTGTCCTGTGGTCATGCCAGTTGGAGCATTCAACGCAAAGTTGGCTGTGGCTGTGATCTTTTGCACAGGACCCGTGCTCATGACAGGTGTAAAACTTGTGCTGGAGTTGACTGAAGCCGCTGTGGTTTCCACATAGGGGCCCAGCGTGGTTGTGCCAGTGAATGTTTTGTTGCCGGCTACAGTTTGATTTGTGGTCAAGTCCACATAGTTGCTTGCGGCCAAACTGGTGATGGTAACAGCACCAGTTGAACTGTTGATACTGACACCAGCTCCTGCTATGATACTGGTCACAACGTTGGACAAATTGCCACCAGAACCAAAATGTGTTCCTGTGATGTTTGCACCCAGCACATTGCCTGTGACACTCAATGAACTGCCGGCCAACACACCTGTGTAAGTGGGCAAGTAAGCGGCCACGTTGGCATTGGTGTAGGGATTTGGATTGTTGTTGGTAATGGTCACAGCACCTGTTGCGGCACTTACGCTGATGCCAGAACCAGCCAAAATGCTGGTTGGAATACCGGTCAAGTTGGAACCAGAACCAAAATGTGTGCCAGTGATATTGCCAGTGGCCGTCACAGCCGACACATTGCTGATTTGGAAACCATTGCCGTTGATGTTGCCACTCATGGTGCCACTTAGGCTGGCTGTAATGCCAGTCAGGGCCGATCCGTTACCAATAAAGTTGAGTCCAGCAATATTGCCAGTGGTGCTTAAACTGCCAGCTGTCATTGTGCCAGAATAGGTCTGCAACACGGTCTGCACATTGCTGTTGCCGTAGCCACCTGTGGCACCTGAGATGTTGCCAAACACGTAACCTGCTGTGACATTGCCTGTGGTTGAAACAGCATTGCTTCCAAATGCGGCCAAAAAAGTGGCCACTTGAGTGTTGCCATAATTGGCTGGCAAGCCAGTTATTTGACTGCCATTGCCCAGCAAATAAGCACCGGTAACATTGCCAATTGCACTGATAAAGTTGGCCTGTATGTTGGCACTGTTGACTGGCAAATACGCAGCCACGTTGCTGTTGCCGTATGTGGACACAATACCAGTCAATTGACTGCCATTGCCCAAAATGTATGTGCCTGTGACATTGCCTGTGGCTGTGATATTGCCACCGGTAATGTTGCCTGTGGTTGAATTTACATAGCTTTTGAGATTGGCACCTGTGACAGTGTAGTTGACTCCACCGGCCACTGTGGGCATGATAGTGGCATCTGTGGGGGCACCTTGATCAGGTAATTGGCTAAACTTGATATTGCTCATTTTTAATTTTCCTCAATAAACTGATCACTGTTTTCACTGATCAAGTTGTTTGCATCCTCGGTAATAAAATCCGTAATGGTAACAAACACAGGCGAGTTGCCTATGATGATGCCAGTTCCGATTGTGATACCACCGCCTATTTGTATCATGATATTGTGATCACTATGTTGGCACCATCAAACACCAGGGTATCTCCTGCGGCCACTGCTTTGGGTGTTATACTACCAAAGTAAAGCATGTTGCCACTGGTGCTGGCATCCATAATGGCTGCACTGATCGCTGTTGGCCAAGTGTTGCCAGTGGCACTGAATGTGACATTGGCATTGCCTGTGCTGATACCTGCATTGGCTGAATTAAATGTGACCAACTGACGGCTGTAGTTGTTGCCAGTCAATTCATCACCTGGTGTGGTGGCTGTGTTTGTTGTGCTGTAAAGAGCCATATACACATTGGCAGGAGCTGTGTAGGTTGTGGCCTTCAAGGTGCCATCCAGCACCTTGTTTTCTAAATATTGTGTCATTGGCATAGTGTGTTCCTTAAGGGTGTGCTGAATTGGTTAATGGTGTGGTATGATAACTGCTAGGCATCAAACTGTAGGTGCCAGTGCTTTGACTGGTTCTACCAGAACTCAATCTGTATAGGCCATCATCAGATCCAGAAGTGTATGTGCCAGCTGAATAAAAATTAATCCAAGCCTGTTTGCTGTTGATTGTGCCAGGCATGCCTTGTCCACTTAACAAGGTATAATAAGGCAATCCACTAGGACCGTCTGTGGCTGTGGGATCTAGTATATCTCCAATGCTGGCCCAACCACTGTTGAGAAACAGGTAATTTGTATTGGCTGTGCCAGCAGTGGGGCTAAGAGTAAAAGTTTGTGAATTAAAATCACCTGCGGCCAGTGTGCTTTTCCAGTATGGTCGCCAGGTCACAGCACTAGGGTCAGACACAATGTTGCCAGATATAGTTACTGAGGTATCAACCGTGCTGATAATGGCACCTGTGCTGGCATTAACCAGCACAGAACGCACAGCATTTTGTCCTGTGCCCACTGTGCCGCCTGTCCAGAGGGCAAAACTTGCACTGGTAGGTGCATGACACACCACCAACGTAATAAATTTGTCAGCTACGGCGGTGTCCCAATCTAGGCCAGTGCCAAAGTATATTTGAGTATATGTGCCATAGTTCCAGGTAAAACCCACGCGATTATCTGATGCTCTGCGTATAAGCCATGGAGACAGATTGCATGTGTTACCACTGGCATTGGCAAAGTTCACCGTCCATGGACTCCAGCTTGAATATACACCATCAAAAGTGCTGGGACTCAAATAACCTAGACCGCCTTGGTCTGCCCAAGTAAGGTTGCTGATGGTGCTGGCTTTGAAAGTGACGGAAAAAATGGCACTTTGATTGGAACCAATACTGGTGCTGTTAAATGCCATGCTGATGTTGTTGCCAAAATCAGGACTGGTCCAGTCATTGCCATACAAGCTGGTGCCTGTGCCTATGCTGGGTCTAGCAGACATGGCAGTGGTTACGGTGGTCCTGAAACTGGGACTGCTACCACTCCACCATCCTGCATATTCACTAGCTCGACCCAGACCTAACATTATGAGAACGCCGGTGAGATGGTGATCAAATACTGGACGGCCGCGGTGTTGTAGTTGTAGGTTCCAGTGATGCTGATCATGACTGTGGTATTGGCTGTGGCTGTGACAGTGTTGACGCCGCCAGCATAGCGATAGGCAGTGCCTGTGGGCATGGTAACAGCGTATGGTGTAGCACCCTGCTGTATAATCAAGGTTACTGTGTCACTTTGATTGGCATAGCTGGCATTGGGTTTTAACACTCTAGTAATAAAGCTGTTGAATGTGACTGTGGTAATGGCTTCAGTTGGATACACCTGTAGCACTTGGCCCAAGGATTTGTCCACATTTAAAGTGCCACCACTGCTGGTCACATTGGCTGTGAATTCATTAAAGCTACTCAGACTACCCAACTGTGCTTTGGCCAAGGTGTCATCACTGCGGAAACTGTAGTAGTCAGTGGCCTGACGGGCTATGTTGCCGTTGAGGTTGCTTAATCCAGGAATGATCTGACTGGCACCTGGCATGTAAAAACCAACTACTGTGGTAGTGCCTGTTACGTTGGCATTGGCTGGAGCACCAGTGAAATTTGATACCATGCCTATTTGTGTAGTAGCATTACCAAACACTGTAGAGTTGGCATTGTTGACGGTAAGTTGATTTAAAAGGCCTATGATTATGTTGGCACTGCTGTAGTTTTGCACAGTCACACCATTAAAACTGCCTGTTACACCTGCTGACCATGCCACATTGCCCAACAGGCTTAAATTGGCATTGGTGCCTTGTCCAATATTGACCTGATTGCTATTACACACAGCCAGAGTTGGTGTATTGGTTGCGGTTACACTGAAAGCACTGGTGCCTCCACCCAGATAAAGGTCATTACGATGGGTGCCAATACGAGTTGTTGTATTACTAATGTTGGCACTGAGATTGCACCACAGCTGATTACTTTGTTCTGCAACGCGAAGACCTGTGTTGGGTATGACCTGGAAATCAGATACCAACAATCTTGGAGTCACTGTGGGAGCGGCAAGAGTGCCTGGGTTGGTCTGAGTATAGATACTGTTGGCACTACCATTGTAGGCATTGCCCACTTGTATACGCCAAGGTGTTGTGGTGCCAAATGCCGTGGCGTTGGCCAGGTCAATTGCCGCAACTGTTTGTATACTATTGGTGTTGGTAACAATGTTGCCCAAGGTAATGTTACCTGTGGTCTTGTTGAATGTCATTGCGGCATTGCCAGCAAACGCACCGCCATCATTGAATTGTAGTTGTGTGTTTGATCCACTAGCGTTGGCTGTGGCTGTAATGCCAGTCAAGGCACTTCCGTTACCAATGAAATAGTTGCCAGAAATATTACCAGTGGCACTAACAACACCGCCTGTGAGCACATTACCACCTGTGACGTTGCCTGCTGTAATTGTGCCTGTGGTGCTGATTGTGTTTGAACCCCAGGCAGCCAACAAGGAATTGACATTACTATTGCCATAACTTGCGGCAATGCCAGTTAATTGGCTTCCATTACCAATAAAATATGCACCTGTAATATTGCCAGTGGCACTGATCAACCCCGCTGTTAGTATATTGCCACCTGTGACATTGCCAGTAGAAGTTACGCTGGTTAATGTGCCTAATGATGTAATATTTGGCTGTGCGTTGGTAGTAACTGTGCCAGCTACAAGAGCATTAGCAACCTGTCCTGAAACATTACCGCCTGCCACAGCATTGGCTGTGTTGGCCACGTTGGCTTGTGCTACAGATCCTGTTACATTGGCACCTGTCAGGTTAGTAAGCAATGATCCATTGCCCACAAAGTAACCTGCTGTGATGTTGCCAGTTGTGCTAATTGTATTTGAACCAAAGCTGGCCATGAATGTAGCCACATTGGCATTTGAATATGTTGCTCCAAGACCAGTCAACTGTGATCCATTACCTAAAATATAGTTGCCTGTAATGTTGCCTGTGGCACTTACTTGACCCGCTGTGTTAATATTACCACCAGTAATATTGCCACTGGCACTGACTACACTACCTGAAAAAGTAGTTGCAATTATGGTGCCTGGTGTGTCAAAACTACCAGCACTGACCTTGCTGGCAGTTATGTTTCCGCCTGCAATATTGCCAGTGGCACTGATCTGTCCTGTGGTGCGTAAATTGCCTGCTGTAACATTGCCTGTGGTTGAAACTGTGTTGCTACCAAATGCGGCCATTAAACTGGTCACATTGCTGTTGCTGTAGTTTGCTGTAATGCCAGTTAATTGACTGCCATTACCAATAAAGTAATCACCATACACGTTGCCAGTGGCTGTTACAATGCCTACTGTGTTGATATTGCCGCCACGCACATTGCCTGTAGCACTGACAACACCGCCGGTCATTACGTTGCCACTGGTTACATTGCCGGTTGCACTAACAAAAGCAAATGCATTGGCACCATAACCATTGCCGTTTAGGTTGCCTGTCAAGTTACCTGCCAATGCTCCTGCTGGCAAATTGGTCAATAAACTGCCATTACCTACAAAGTAGTTGGCACTTACATAGTTTGGTCCAACAATGTTGCCAGCAGCACCACTAGTTACCAAATTTGCGGCACTTACAATGTTACCTGTGGTGCTGATCACATTGGCTGTGATATTGCCAGTGTATGTGGGCAAATAAGCCGCCACATTGGCATTGCCGTATGTGGCAGGTAAACCTGTTAATTGGCTACCATTACCAAACACGTAACCAGAAGTAATGTTGCCTGTGGTTGAAATTGTGTTTGAACCAAAAGCAGCCATGAATGTGGCCACGTTGGCATTGCCATAGCTGGCGGCTATGCCGGTTAACAAGCTACCATTGCCCAAGAAATAATTAGCAGACACATTGCCACTGGCAGTGACCACATTTGTGGCTGAATTGAATGTGAATGCAGGACTTGAACCTGTTACGCCTGAATTGTTATAGATAACTTCTGTGTTGCCGCCTGTTAAGGTAATGTTACCTGTAACATTACCAGTTAAATTGCCTGTGACATTACCAGTTAAATTGCCTGTAACATTGCCAATTAAATTGCCAACAAAGTTTGAATCAGTGGTAATTGATCCATTGGCAATGATATATCCGCCAACTGTGACATTGCCTGTGGCGTTTATGTTGTTGGCAGCAATATTACCTGTAGTGGGAACGGCATTACCAGTGCTGTTGTATAGACTGGTATTGTTGTTTGCTGGTATGGTATTGCTCATTGTAGGTCCTTGTTATTTGACCGCATACTGGCGATCGCGTCTGGGTTGGAAAATACTGGTCAAACGGGTATGGCCACCTGACCATTTACCCAAGTTGTTTTGATCTTCTACTGTTTTCCAAGCATCTATGGCTTTTTGTTTATACATCATGGCATCTTCTAAACTGTGCCGCTTGATATAATATTCGTGTAGGCTGTTGTAGATATAACCTTCAGGCCATGTTTGTAGCACAGGATTGGTCTGCACTGTGCCAACCACTACCGCACCATCATAGATAGGCGTAAACAACAGGTTCCATGCCTTGTAGTAATACAGGTTGATTTGAGCACCTTCGGACACATACGGCAGGAACTGATAGTTTGATCCTACTTCACTGAACTTGCCGCGTATGACCGCTGGCACATTGACCGGAGTCAGGTATAACTGTGCAATTAGGCCCTGTGTGATGATGTCTCTGTCACCAATACGATCATACACAATCCAAGGGCCTGTTGACACACTGTTGCTGCTTTGAGCTGTGCTGGTAAATGTCAGTGTTCCTGACACATTACCTGTGTTGTTGTTGCTGAGAATCAATTCTGTTGAACTGGTAAAAAGCACAATGGTTGTATTGCTGGGAATACCCGTGCCGGTGACCAACATGCCAATAGCAAGGCCTTGTCCTGGCACACTGGTCAGGGTAATTGTGTTGGTGCCTTGTGCTCCTGTGGCTGTGGCTGTGGTAGTTACTTCTGGAGTGCCATATTGTCCTTGTTGAAAGAACAGGATAGGCTTGTTCATGTCAGCTGGAATAGGCATCAGTTGATTTTCACCCACTGTGCCAAATGTTGTATATGGGTCTGTTCTTAAGGCCGGTAACTCAATGTTACGCATGCTTAATTCAGCTTGGAATATACACTGTTTGATTTCGTTGTCGTTACTGCTGCCTGTAAAATCTTTGAGATATGTTACAAGACTGTCTGCATCTGGAATTACGAACATGGTTAAATGCCTTTAAAGAATTTTGTTTCTCCAGACTTAGCTGGGTATGGAACATCAATTGGAATAGGTAATCGGCCACCTGGATAGCACACATATTCTGGATATTCCTGTTGCACTACTCGATAAAATTGTGCTTTTAATGTTTTGTCCAATTTGACCACACTCCAGGGCATGCCACCAAAGTATTGATCGCTGATACGGATAGCAATAACATCTGGCAAGTCCATCCATTTGTAGCCAATACCGCCATCGGGCATGTAAGGTGCTAAGGGATCAACCATGCCAGCTTCAGCACCTGCACGGTATTCTGCACAGCGTTTTTTGATTGCCTCTGTGTTCATCTGTTCGCGGGTAATGTAAAACTTACCGTCTTGGCGTCCAGTTGTTGTCTTGATATTTTGACTGCCGTTCCAGCCCTCACGCTTCCAATCACCCTTCATAGCACGGTATAACTTGTTGTTTTTGCTTAACAAACGGTCACCAACGCCATTATGTGCAGTTATAATGCCGCCTGCATCTTGTCTTAGATAATCGTAGTTGTAATCTACCCGGCTGGTGTCAATAATTTCTGGTTTATTTTGGTCTTGGCTCATAATGTATATTTAGTCGGCTTGTGTATTACTGGGTTTATACAAACAACAAAAGGCCCGAAGGCCTTTTGTCTTAACTCCCTAATCTTAAAGATTAGTAAGTGTTTGTTGCTCTTTGAACCAAAGCACTTGGACGAGCTGTTGTAACTGACGCACCACTTGTAGAGATGTTGTTTAACATACCTACGCCTGCTGGGTTACGCACGATCAATGTGCCTTCCATGATGAACTGGTCTAAACTAGCGTCCGCATTACTGAACACTTCGTTGTTAGGACCGAGGTCACGCAAGGAGCCCCATTGTAACACTTCTTCGTTCAGGAAGTAGATGCTGTTTGAAACACCAGCTTGGTCCATGATCCAGCTGTCAAAAATCTCATATGTGTATGAGAAATCGCCCTCGTAAGTCTGAATTGTGTCGCCACGCTCAGAGTTTACACGGTTGATAGTTCTTGAAGTTGGGAATGTATCACTCAACATTGTGCGTAGACTTGTAGGAGCCACAATAGTGCGGATCTTAGCATTGTAACGCTGTTCTGCTGTGGTCACCAACTGCTTGTAGATGATTGGGCTGAACAACTGGTTTGTAAATGTGCCAGTGTAGAATGTTGTGCCGTTACTGTTCATTGTGAATGTATTGGCTGTTGCACTTGAACTGTCTGTGCTAGCATTGTTCACATTGGTTGTGATACCAACGGTTGCGTTACCAGCTGTTGTATTGAAACTTTGTGTTCCAGCAAAAGAACTCAATGAGCCCATACGACGACCAGTTTGTGTGTTACCTGTAGCACCACCAGCTGTTCCAGTTTGTCCACCGTATTGTGTGCCAACTTGGTCATTACGAACCAACTGTTGTTCCACATCGAACATGAGTTCGATCAACTGTTTGACTTCTTGGTAAGCCTGTGGATCACCACCGGACTGCATAACAGCACGAGCTGTTCCAGATGCTGCAACTGTTGTTGCAAAAATCTGTGTGTAGTTGGCCAAGTTGTAACGACTGTTTGACTCAGCTTGTGCTGTAGATACCGGAGCACCTTCAGTCCATGCTTGAGTTTCTGGCAAGCGATAGATATCGTCTGTCCATAATGGCAAAGTAGAGTTTACTTTACGCTTTTTAGTCATACACATGTTCAATACAGGGGTATCGTCTTTTACACGATTGGATACATCTAGGTCTAAGTCTTTGACAACGATATCAGCACCATAAGCTGTTGTTCCGTTACCAATTTGACTTGTTGTAATTTCTGCCATGTTATTCTCCTTGAATATAGATTAGGCTAAATCTCAACGACCTGTTCTTGCACTGCGGATTTTACTCAGCTGTTGCATTAACAAGTTGTCTGCGGCTTTTTTGTCACCGCCTTTGGCTTTTTCACGAAGGCTGTTGATGTTATCTTCTTGACTGCGAGCATTAGGAGTTGATTGTTTACGACCAGTCAAGGCAGCAATGCTATTGCCGGCTTGTTTGGTAGTGCTACGATCGCGGAATTTGAGACCATCACGGACCAAAGCCAATAGGCGTTCGTCACTGCTGATCAAATCCAAATTCTTTATTCCTGGCATGATTTCGCCCTGTGCTTCTGGCCAGATCTTGGTGATCTTTTCACGCAGTTCATTGTAGACATATTCGTTTTTCAACTCTTTGTCTGTGAATGCCTTGCGGTTTCGTTCCAGAACCTCGGCCACTTGTTGCCTACGCACATCCTTGAACTGATCCACAGCAGGCTTTAATTGCTGTATGATCTGACCTTGCTGTTGTATGTAACGCTCATTCTGTTCCATACTTGCACGGATTCTAGCCTGTTGGGCTGGATCCTGTGTAGCGGCCAATTGTTGTTGGAAGGTGGTTTGATAATTTTGAGTTTTCAAAATCTCATCATAGGCACCTTGTAATTTGGGTTGCACAGTAAATTCCATGGCCAAGAGCAAACCTTCTTGTCTTTGGCGAGTTTCTTTTGAGTATTCTTCAAATTCACTCTTGTCAATTTTTAACTGTCTTGCTTCTTCGTGTATCGCTCCACCTTGTCCTAGGATACTGGCAGCTTTCTTGGCATCAATAACTACTTCTTTACCGTTACGCATAAACTTGAACTTGGCGTTCGGATTAGTTTCTGCGAATTCAATAAAGTCAATTAGTTCATCTGTGCTGGAGTTTGCTTCATCTGAGTTTACCTCTGGTTCTAGACCTTCTGGGACTTCAGGTTCTGCAATGCTGTCTACATCTTCGTTTTCTAGTTGTGCGACTTCTGGCTGGGCATCGCTGCCGTCGGGTGCCACAGGGGATTCTGCCATTGCCTCAGCGTCCTCACCTGTCACGGGCTGTTCAGTAGCACGGATTTGGTTACGCTGTGTCATTGCTTTCATAGCGTCCATCTTCGCAGCTATTTGGTCTAAACCAAGCACCGCAGTGTTTTCAGTGGCCGCGATTGGATGATCGTTAGGCGTGATATTGTCTATCATAAGACTTCATTTCCTTTTAAGTTAGGCGTGGGCTCGCTTTGCAGAGTTACCACGCGATTTTTCATATACATCGCTCGTTGGAGTGATGCTACAAAACCGTCGATGCCGCTGAGTTGGTTGGAAAGGGCCACTCTGCGACTGTTATCTTCTTCAGTATGTCCAGTGATTGCTGTGATAGCATCTAGACATTCAAATTTGTATTGGTGTATAAACAAGGCCAAATCACGATTCTTCAACAGTGTTTCGGCCACGCTGCCTTGACTCTTGACACGATCCAATTCGGATGGTTTCATATTCTTGATTGTGTTCAAATTCACAGTCAAGCGTGTGTTAAACGCATCAATAGTTTCTTGTGTCAACATTAGTTATAAACCTTGGGGTTGCCTTGTGCCATGGCCATAAAGTCCAGTTGGCTTTCAGCATCAATGCCTTCCATTTCTGCTTTGACCTGTGTGGCCTTGGCTGCATTGAGTTCAGCAACTGATAGATCTTTCTTCTCAGCTGGTGTAGGCTCTTTGCTACTCATGGCTTTTTGTCCTTGCTCAATCATTTTTACGATTTCATCATCGGTTGGCAAGTATGTATCGCAGTCTTTTACGCCCAACACATAAAGTGTGTCAGCAAATGGCTTTTTGATCTTCTTGTAGATCTCAGGTGTAAGTGTGCCTTGAGCAACCATGCCCTGCACTTGAGTATATAACTGTGTTTGACTTTGGTTAATAATCTGTTGACGCTGTAATTGGTTCTCTTCACTCTGCATTCCAAGTGCCAATTCCAAATGCATCAGCTTGCGTTCACAGAAGTTCATGTCATCCCATGCATCATAGTCCATGAATATGGGTTTTGAATCGGGATGGAACATGGCTGCCAGCTTTTTAACGCTGTAGTCATCGCCGTATTGTATTAGTGTTCTCCATACCAACCAAATGGCTTCTTTGAGTCCATCTGCTGAATTACGCACAGCGTTGTCTTGTATGATTTGATTGGGTCCAAGTGCCATTTGTAGCTTGGCACCCGAGTTACCAGCAGCCATAATTTCAGGATTGAACACATCTTGTGGTGTGGTCATGCCAATAATGGCCTGTGTGTCCTGTTGCATACGGTTCATGGCATTGTCCATAAAGCCTAGATTGCCCGACGGAGGTGGCATTGGATAAATGTCTGTGGCAGGATCAAATTTACTATCCAAAATAAAGATAGCAGCTTCGCCATCCTGGATCATTTCAAAGTCAACCTTGTCAGGTTTGACACCAATACGCGGTGTAGCTGTCAACAAGCCTAGTAGGATTTCTGCACGATGGCCTGAAGTCATGTATTCCTGCATGGGAATTACGGATTCAGCAATACTCATACCGTAAAAGTTGCCTGGCAAGGGTTTTGGACACATGTTGGCCACTGGAATGAATTCCACTTCCTTGGCCGAAATAATGTAACTGCCAGAGAATACTATTTCGCACAGCTCTAGCTCACCATCCCCGTCTATATCGTAGCGGTCCCATACTGTAAGTATGGTTATCTGACGGCTGTCTGGATCTGCACCTACACCTGACTCTACTGGAATACCCATGACAGGCACCGAATCTCTGGCATGTATGGCCAAGTTGTTGAGCACTGAGCCGGCTTGGTAAGCACCGTTTTGATTGTATTCAGCAAACTCACGGAACTCTTCCATGTGATCTTGCAGTTCTGGATACAGGTGAACTGCTTCTTGTATGCTCATTGGATCATAGAATCCGCAGAAGCTTTGATCTTTCATTTCTTGCACAGTGGGATCACAGATCCAGTAGTGTTGTGCAATGTTGCGGAACTTGACATGCAAGCTCCAACCTGTTAATTTGTATTTGGCAGTGTAGATGCTGTTGCGACGGATAGCATCAGCAATCACATCTTCATTGGCGTCCATTAAGGTTTCTTCATCAATGCCAACTTCTTCAGATTCAGCACCCAAACTCATTGCTGCCAAGTTGTTTAAATGTGCATCAATCAACCCTTGTGCGGCTTCTTGTTCTAGACCACCCAGGTTGGCCTGTGCCTCTTGGATTACAGCAGCCATGTCAATCTTTACTTTTCTACGGCTTTGGCGTAGCACTGTCAATCCAGATTCTTCTGCTTGACGCTCAAATGCTCTCAGCTGATCTAGTGTGCCTGTGCTTTCTACATAGCGAACAATCTGTTCACGCTTGGGTAGCACCATCAGCATGCCGTTTTTGTGCATGCAAGCATCCATGATCCAACGCTGTAGGATAAAGTGTGGATCGTTTTCTTCATTTAGCACACGGCTGACCATGTTGGTGGCTTGACGAGCTGCTTCATCATCGTATTCCGTGTCAGGCACAAAATCAAAGTTGATTTCGCCCTGTGGAGCAAGTCCTTTGGCAATCACTGCTGTAACATAGTCCACGCAGGGTTTGACCACTGGATGGATATAATCAATACCGTTTACTGGTGCTGTTGATTCGCTTACAGCTAGACAAAGATAATGATAGTCAGAGGCACGATTCACAGCGTTCTTTGTGCCCAAGTAGCGTAGGTAGGCCGCACATTTGGTATCCAACTGGCCTTTGAGTTTCACAAACCTGGCCAATTGGCTGTTGTTTGTGTTGAGCTGCATTATGACTTTGTGTTTTATATCTAACATGTGTTCAGGATCCTGTATTAGTTATTTAGTAGGATCTGAATCTTGTGGTGTAGTAAGCCTCTAGTTAGAACAGTTATAAGAACTGCGTTCGCAGGCACTACGCACAGTGACCCACATTTGTGTTTGCCAACCTCGGGCAGTAGTTTCCATACTCAACACATGAAAGCTGGAGATCTGTGCTTGACTGTAGGTTGCTGTTTGATCACGCTGTATACGCCAGTTATGAACTTGTGTTTCTGATACTATAGCTATGCCGGCCACATGTTCTACAGCAGTTCTAAACGCATCATGTCGAGCTAGTGCAGGTGTTTCACCATAGCCCCGGACCACAACTGTTTTAACTATGTTGCTGGGTAGATCAAATTGTCCACGCATGGCCAAGTCTGGCACTGTTTGTGCTTGAACTGAGGCGGCAAAAAACACCAGGACAATTAACCATTTCATACACACAGTATACAACTGTGTGAATTTATTGTCAACCTGGATTGAAAGTTTTCTTCCATTCAGCTGACTTGGGTTGGGGCATACGGATTCGGTCTCTTTGGGCAGCCATACGCTCGCGGGCTGTGCGATTATCCCAAGGTTCGGCAATGTCATTTAGGCAACCCAACAGGGCATAACGGGCTGAGTCTATGGTGTCATCTGGATCACTAAAACGCCCTTGTGGATCCACATAGTAGTTTTGAGCTTCACGCAGGAAATCCACACAGTTTTCGTTGACCATAAAGGTTCCGGCTTCCAGCATTTGACGCATCTGGTTGATACCATAGGCCTTATGGTTGGTGGTCCTGCCTTGATCATCTGGCGGATTCATTATGGGCTTGGGCCACACATTCAATTCATACTGCTCAAACAGTTCACGAATGCTTAGGGCACTCATGGTATAACGACCCTGTGTTCCACCATCTGCAGGTAGCACTATGGGTGTGCCAAACACTTCGGGACGCATCAAGTGATTGATATAGTTAGTGGGATTGGCTTCTTCAATGCCACTCACACAGATTTGACGATGCAACCAAGCACAACGCTCGTAGGGATTCCAATACATGAGGCTGATCACTGTTCTGTCGTTGACCAAGCCCAAGTCCAGGGCAATGATACGATGTATATTGTTCATTTCACGGAAGTTGTAGTCACCTGTTTTGTAAGTGGGCCAGTTACGGATTTGGAATACAGCACCTTGTCCCATAACGGGTTTGCCAGCAATACGGGCTTCGCGTTCGTGCGGCAAGTAATCTCGCTCGAGTTGTGCTCGTGTTTCTTTTAGCAAGAAAGCTTCGCCCCATGGGTCGTATTCGGGAACATCGTCCCACGCGACTCTTATGAAATCGTAACCGGCCTCGCGATTCCAAAACTTGGAGACAAGTCCGTTCAAGCCTTTTAATGGTGTAAATGAGCATAGGATCTTTCCTTGTGTTGTGGCTGTTCTGGTAACTATCTCACTGAAGAAGTCATCTGGTGGCTGCTCATCAAACACAGCCAGATTCAGTTTGAAACCCTGCATTTGACGAGTTTCCTGTGTGTAGTTGGCAAACAACAAGTAGCTTTTGCCTCGCGGATGGCGTATCTCTACACCCATACAGTTGGCACCGTCCGACCGCATGGTTTCTGTTATGATGACTGACCGCGGTATGGCTCCTGTGCCCAATTGATCTCGGATCTTTACATCCTGTGTGCCTAATAATTCGTTTTGTAGAACCATTGCAACTTGACTCCAGCCTTCGCCTGCAACCATGGCTGTAATGGGATGATCAAACCTATGACCCGTCCACCACGCAGGATACTGACCCGAAAGGTGCATAGCTGTTTCATAGCATGTGGATACCGTTTTGCCAATCCGGTTCGCCGCAAGTATGCCTCTACGATCTGAATGATATGTTTCAAAAAATTTCCTTTGGTGATCAAACGGCCTGAAGTATTTCAGTTGATTATACTGCATGTCATCTGCTACAGCCATGGCCAAATCTTCAAAATGTTGCCGTGTGACATGATCCATCAAGGCCAGGCTTTCCAGCTTGAGGTCATTGGTTTCCAAACTCCAACGCAGGGCACGACGCATCAGCACGCCTGGATCTATCATGCCCTAGTCCTGTAGTTCTGCGTGTATCTGATAAAGATTAAGCAGGGCCCAACTCAAGTCCTTGGCACTGCAATCACTGATCTGCAGATCCGAATCTTTGCGTAGGCCTGACTGTAGCCGCTCGGCAATCAGTCGCATGCAGTGTTCGATCTGTCCAGGAAACTTTTGTTGGAAAGCTTCACGGTGTGCGGCACCTAATTTCTGTTGGATCTTGACATCCGCTACCCGTTGTGCTTCTTGCGTTTGATCAATCAACTTGCGTCTGTGTCCCATGGATTTAGTAGCTCACCGCCTTCTAGATTTACAAAGTCACGGTTGACCCACATTTCCCAATGATTGGTATTGTTCACACGCATCTTCTGCATGATAGCTCGTAAATTACGACCTTGTGGAGTCAAGGTGCCATCACGACGCACTACCACTTGTTCGCCTGTGCGTGGGTCTACCCAGCTCATCAGTTCGGGACGCATCTTGCCAAACTTGTCCATCTTTTCACCAATGGCCTTGGGTTCGATTGGTCCCAACACTTCATATGAAATCATGCCGTTCTTGTATTTGCGAAACACTGTATGAACTTTCTTGCCACGGGCACGATAGTCCGCATCACTATGTGGAATAAATGGTGTGTAAAATTGATTTTGTAGTTCTGTTTCGTCCGGCAAGTCTGCGGCACGAGGCGGCACTGGACGAAGGTCTTCCACTGGCACCAGGTCAGCACGGTCAATGTAGGGATTGTCACCGGTCAAGAATTTTGGATCAACTGACTCACCATTCAACACATCCATGGCCACTTGGTATTTTAATTTCTGGGCACGACCTTTCAGGTTGAGTGTGTAGCCAGTTTGGTCATACACAAAGCGTTCCAATTCGGTAGCTGTTGGGAAGTCATTCATGAGACCTTCCAAATCATATTCTGTTTCAATAGCATGCTTGACAATGGTTTCTTTGATTTGTTCTTTGATGGTAACGGTGTCAGCAGGATCAACTGCGGCGTCGTTCCAGGGGTTGGCTTCGGTATCAAGCGTTTTGGATTCAGGGGTGGGAGTTGTTTTTTTCATTGCGTTACCTTTTCTATTCTATACTACAAACTTGCTCTGCAAGTATCTTTATTTAGCGTTTGATTATTTTAACTGGGGCTTTTACTGCGGCCTTTACCACTGGCTTGGCCGTCGGTTGAACCACAGGCTTGGGTGCGGGCTTGGCCACTGATTGAACCACAGGTTTGGCCACTGGGGCAGGTTTGGCCACTGGTTTAGGTGCAGGAGCAGGTGCCTTGACAGGTGCCTTGACAGGTGCCTTGACTGGCACAGGACTGGTGGGTCTTGTGGGTATACGGCTCACATAGCCCTGCGTGGCCCGTGTGGGCATTGGTGCAGGTGCTGGTTTGGCTACAGGTTGTGCCACTGGACGGGCAACTGGAGCTGGTGCGGGTTGGCCTGGTTGAGTATACTCTTTGAATACAGGCCTAGGACTACCACCAATAAAAATTCCAAATGGATTATTAGGATCTTGTTCGGGCATTTCTTGCCGCATTATTTTACCAGTGTTAACATTGAGATAAGTGTCATTGCCCTGTGGTATGTAAAGTTGGCCACCCGAATATATTTCGCCACCTTGACCATAGTCCAAGCCTGTGTCCCAATCAATGCCACGGTTCCAATAATTTCCACTTTGGTTAAATGGGTTTTGGTCTGGATTATTATTAGTATAATAATCGTTTATTTTATATTGGTTTAAGAATTGATCTGCTTGATTGTTAATAAATCCTTCAGGACTAGAATAATATTGATCATTGGCTTCATTCCGAGCACCAGGACTATTAACTCCTGAAATATAATTGTTTTTCATTGTATCAAACTCTTGCCGCATACGGTCAGCGTATTGACCATACTGGGCAAACGGATCTGTTTGTCCCGGGCCTAAATTCATGCCATTTTGGTCCATCATATAACCGTTACCAAAGTCTTTAAATAAACTATTCTGTGGCAGTGGCTGTTGCGACTGTGGACTCAAGTCCAACTGTTGTCCGTTGGGTAGACCAATTGGGCTACCAGCGTTCATTTTCAAATAGGAACCTTCCCCATTGGGTCCCCAACCTGCTATACCACTGCCCACATAGCCCATCATAATAGGTGCCAAGTCAGTCCCTGTAGACTGTCCAGCAGACCCACCAATCGCAGTCTGCGAACTCATGCCCATGGGGCCATATGGATTTAAATTTTGTGCGGCTGAATCAAACCCTTGTCCTGCATTGACTCCACCAATGTTGTTGAGCCCACCTTGTGTGGGACCAGGCTGTGTGGCTACACCTTGACTGAAATTTGTTTGTGCTTGTTGTGTGGGTTGATAACCACCAATCACATTGGGATTACCACCGGCACTCTTGCCACCTGTGCCAGTGCCAGAGTTGCCAGAACTTGTGCCGTAACTCATGATCTATTACTTAGTGATCTTGCCTGGGGTCTTGCTCTTGACATTGTATCGGGTGCCACCAGCTGTGGGATTACGGCTGATGCCTGTAGTTCGGCCACTGTTGGGGCTCATGTTCTCCAAGGCTGGATCAATGCTGGGTGCCATACCGCGACCACGCATGGCCAAGGCATCCATAACAAAGTCTGCCAAGCGTGTGCGTTCATTGCCTGAGTCGGCCTTTTCTTTGATAAATGTCTTGCGTTTTTCACCGTCGTTACCATTGCCTGTGGTTGGACCACGCTTCTGATTGATGGGTTTGGATTGTGGGTTTTTGGTTGTTTTCATTTGGAGTTCCTTATGCTACTGTGTAGCCTGATAGTTCTGATACTGTGGCAGCGGCCGCTTGTATCTGTGTGGGATAGGCAAAAGGCCCTCCATCCACTGTGCTGACTCTTAGGCCTACTGTGACTGTGTTGGCTGTGCTTTTGACATAGGTGGTGCTAAGTGGTGTGCCTGCTGTTGCTGTGGGTCCAATAGCAGCACCAGTGGCTGTGTTGACCCAACCATACACAGCCGGTGTGGCTGTCACCGTCACAAAACCGTTTAATTGATAAGCTATGTTGGCCACATTGGCTGTCAAGCTGAACACACCAGTGGTCACATTGCTGGTAATGGCTGTGCCCACATTGGCTGTGACAGCACTATAGGTCACTGTTTGTGGTGTTGTAGTTGTGTTGTATTGAACAGCACCTGCTTTGGCAGGAAATGCTGTGCCCGAAGCGGCAAAGCTCAAGCCTGTGGTAGGACCACTTGCGGTCACAATGTTGGCACCGCCTGCTGTGGCACTCAATTGAAATGTGGTGCCGCCATTGGTGTTGATAATGTAGTAAGTGGTTGGATCGGTGTAGCCAGTGATGATGACATTGCCGCCTGGAGTTCCACTAATGGTTATGGTATCACCCACATTGTAACAGTTAAATCCATCTGAACTAAATGTGCCATTGCTGCCAGTGATTTGAACATTGGCGGGTTGCACTGCTGGAATGGTTGTGACTGTGCTGATGGTAAACAGGTTTTGACTGCCTGTGTTGACAACTGTTTCTACTGCAGGAGTTATTGTGGTTGGCATAGTGTTTTCCTTAATTGACTATAGCCACTGGCGTGATATACAAGTTGGCTGTGCCACTTGCTGTGATACCAGCAATATATAATTTGTTTGCTGGCTCTTGATTGAATCCACTTGCAGTGGCAAGATATATGGTGTCATTGTGTTGCACCACAACGCTGTTGCCAGTTGAGGTGGCATTGGCAATGGTGGCCGCTGTGGTGTTGGCTGTGCCAAAGTTTACAAACGCATCCACATTGGCATTGTTGATATTGTCAATTTTCAAGTAGGTTGCGGTTACTGCACCAGAACTCACAATGTTGGCCTGCACACCTGCGGTGTTGGCACTGAGAAAGGTAGTAGGACCCAAGGGTCTAAACACTGTAGACATTATTGACTGTTCCCTTTGGTTGGTCCACGACCTTCATTGATACGGTCTGGATTGCCCTTGTAGTTTTGAGTTCCTTTGGGATCCCATGTTCTTGTGCCACCTGGTGTGCGAACTTGGCTACCACCGTTGATGTAATCAGGATTCTTGATCTTGATTGAACTGGGCACAGCACTGTATGGAGGACATGCAGGACCTTCAATACCACAGCCCATGTTGCCTTTTGTAGGACCACGACCTTTGTCGATATGGTCTGGTGATCCGCTTGGTGATTTGCTAGGGTTGCCTGCGTATTTGCTCAAGGCCCGGTAGCTGGGATGATCTTTGTTGTCCATGCCTGCGGCATAGTCTGCTGAATCATACTGCCATGACGCTGTGCGAACACTGTCAGAATATTTTTTCATTTTGTTTTTCCTTTTGTAGGCAATTTACGGCCTTGCTTTTTTGCTACTTCACGACGCTCGGTCAAAGCAATTGCTACTGCTTGTTTTTGTGGGCGTCCGGCTGCCATCTCTCGTTTGATGTTCTTGCCTACTGCTTTTTTGCTACTGGATTTGATCAATGGCATAAGTGTTCCTTGTATGGATTATTTAGTTGATTCGTTTAAAGAGGCCAGTTTAGCCAGGGCTTCTTGGAATGCCAGGGCCTTGGCAGCAACACCATCTTCTGAGTCAGTTACTTCTGCTTCGATCAAGGTGCTGGACACCTTGTCCAACAGCATCTTTTCATATGTGGCTCTGTTGCGAGCATCACCGTTTAGTATGGTATCTCTATAGCCTTCCAACAGGCTGACTTCAAATGGCTTGCCTATGACCTGTTGGCATGTTTCCAACAGCAGGCGTGCGGTCAGCTTGTCAGTTGAACCCTTGGGACGGCCTGCACCTGCTCTGGCACCGCCGCGACTACTGATCTTTTCGCGGACGGAATGATCTGAATGTTTTTCCGTTGTCATACATTTACTTATGCTGTTGAATCTGAACCTGGGTCAAACAAGCTATTTTTGTCTGATGGGAATAGGACTGGGATTGGGTTTGGGTGCTTGACGGTTGGGCACTCGGATGGGTCCTGGTCCGTTTTGTGTGTAGTTGATCATAATTTCCTTATGGTATAGGCTGATGTCTCAAACAGGCCATTCAGCTTGTCAGCCAAGTTCTGTGCATGTGCCGCGTTGCTAAATGTGGTCCTGGGATAGTTTTTTCTATCCTGCAACCAGTGTTGCTTGACTATGTAGATGGGCTGTTCATAGCGTAGCACTGCCCAGTAGGCCGGTGTTTCGGCCACTGTCCATTCAAACATGCCTACTCTAGTTGATTCTATTGCTGATATTTTTGGTCTGGCCATTATACACATATTTAACCGTTTGGGTAAATATTGGTTCAATGATCATACAAGTTGCTCACTACAAATGGAATAGGGTTTTCAAACGCTGGGATCGCATGCGGTCAAGTTCTTATGAGGTGCGGCCGCAAGTGCTTGAATCCTGTCGTTCCTCGCCATTTCTTTACGAAAAGCTTCAACAATCATTAGCTCTGCATCCATTGTGCCCAGACGCTCGTAAAGACTTCTCATGTGCATCTGTAGTTTGAGTTGTTCAAAGTTCATTTTGGTGCCTGATTTGATTTAACAGTTGTTAGTATAACACAGGGCTTTGGCTGTGTCAAGCCGTAAATACTCATATGATTGTCGTTAATTTACAACAGATAGGCCCTGTGCCACATCGTTTTTGTAGCCCTGAAGAATTGGCTGTTGTATTAAACACAGCAGAACAGATTATTCGTGACACTGAACCAAACATCTTGGATGAGATCCTGATCGAATGGGAAACTGCACTTACCTGGAGCAGTTTGGAACCCAATCCGGTCAGTGAAGAATGGTATTATCGTGCCCTGTTGTTGACCTGTTGCCGTGGATTGCGTGGTGAAATGACGCCACAATTCTACACTATACCGCCGCGAGACTAAATATTTGTGTGCAGGAAATCCTTTTTTCTAGTTAATTAAAGTTTTTGCACTAGCCAACCTATCTGTTTAAGTCTCCAACTTTCAACAAAACGGCGAACCCAAACCCCCAAGTTATTAAGCCATCTTGGGGGTTTTTCTTTGGCAATTAAATTAGTCAACTAAATATGTGTTGGAGATGTAGTTACAGACAAGGTTGGCACGCCGAATATCTATTGTGCTGGTGAATCCGTTCTGATGTGTGACGGCAACCAAATCGCTCGTATCTGTCGGGTGGCTTTTACGCACTACTGAAGAGTAGCCTGAAAGAATAGTCCCATTAGTTGAGAATCCTGACGAACGGATGACGATTTGCGTAATCGGAATGGTTAGAAGATTACTATTGCTATGAGAACAAAACAGCCACTGAAAAGTTCTCTTAAAAGTCGCGGCAGGTCTGGGTAAGCGTTGAGCCCAAGCAATACTTCGAATACTTACTAAACACCTGCTGGTAACGACGGATCGACTCACTCGTCAAAGATACGCCACTACTTCGGATAGTGGCACTCTGATCAATCTATCTGTCAAATGATCTCTTAATTAGTTAAAAGAACGCATTGAGCTACGAAGTTGCTCAATAGATCTCGCAAGAGATCTCAAATAGTGTTATTATTAGCTATGAGATATCAAGAATACGAACTTACTAAGATGCCATTTGGCAAGTATAAAGGTTTCTTCATTAAGGATATCCCAGAGGATTATCTCAAATGGGCTGTGATGAATCTCACTGACCGCGGACTTGCCACTATGTTTGCCACAGAACTACAACGGCGTAATCCCAAGTTAAGATGATAATTCGTTGTAATTACCACATAGGCATAAATAAAAGCATAGCATAGGAGAAGTCAAGTATGGACAATCAGTATATCTTGGTCAATTGTGAAGAAGGGCATAGCCAATTAAATGGTGGGCGTTTCTGGCGATTGACCTTTCAAAGCCTAGATGACGGAACCACACACGAAATGACAGTGGATCCTGCATATAAAAATTTTAAACGATCAGGATGGAATCATGTGGTCACAGACCCATATCCTTATGGTGTGTATGAAGGACTCCGACGCACAAACAAAACAACCGCCAAGGGTGTGCCTGTGGTAAGTGCAGATGGCCGGGCACGCATAGTGTATCGTTGCGTGGATGATGCAGAATTGGCCAGATTGGTTCAAGCCAATACCGATTCATTTCGCAAGCCATCAACCACATTTGGACAATTATTTGATGCGGGGAACGGATACGATGCCTAAGTCAACCAAAGGAATACCTCGCCCACACACAAGAGGACCCAAGCCAGGTGCGTGGATCACAGGACCAGATCCTGTGGAACACAAACGATATAGAGTTTGGATACAGCAAAAGAACCAAGCACAGTATAGAGAAGAAGGTTGGACTATTTCATTTGCGGATTGGAAACACATGTGGGCTGAGTCAGGGCAATGGGAGAACCGTGGTCGTGAAAAGGGCTGTTATTGTATGACACGCCGGGACTGGTCAACACCTTGGACTGTAGAAAACACCATGATTGTGACCCGTGAACAACATGCTCGTATGCAAGGTGAGGCTGTGGCTGCTGGTTGGCGTAGTCCAGCACAAAAACGCTATCGTGATCGCAAAGGCCTGCTACCTGAACCATATTCAACCGCGGAGAAAACGGTATGAAAACTGCCAAAGACACCGGTTTAGAAAAGTATGCACACACTGAATCAGATCCTTGGCGTTGGCGTCCAGCTGCTGGACCTGATACCGAAGAGATCACAGCCATGGCACAAAGTCATTTTGGACTAGAAACAGATCAAATATTTGAAAATGATCCTGTTGAATACAGTCGCAATGTGTTGTTGGCCACGGTAAATCAATTTTACAATCCCCGTAAGGAATTGATCAGTGTGGCCACACACAACGAAACACAACAGATCTTGGCCTATACCTGGGCCATGCGTGGACAATATGCTCCTTGGAGCTCAGAGGAAATGGTGGCTGTGCGTATAGCACATGTGAATTTAAAGTTGAGTGCTCGTGCTAGAATTGTGTTGTTGGCACAGATGATACGCATGTGGGAAACATGGGCCAAGGCCTGTGATATCAAAATCATTTGTAGCACAACCATGCGTGGAGATCAGGCCGCTTTTATGCATCTACATGCGTCAGCGGGTTATAGTGTGCGTGGCAGCATTGCTTACAAGCGTATGAGCACTGCTACATTTGTGGTTGATCAATCAGTGAATCCGCAAACAGTGGTAGCAGATGGACGCTTTACTGCTCCTGCAGCCGGTGATTACTATTATCAAGATCATCAACCGCAAATTGTAGTTGTAGGATCAGCACCTGAAATGAAAATTTATTCTGGAAAGACTGATTAAATACTTGTGTCAAGCCACCGCAAGGCTAGTCCTCTAATCCTGAGTTTTTGTGGCTTTCCATCAGGAGTCTGTTTCCGGCAGATATAACGGGGTGTCGCCTTACTCTTCTAGTGTGCTACGCAACATCCAACTAAATCTGTTGAACACTGTTTCGCGGTCTTGTGCAAAATTGGCAATTTGATCTTCGCCGGCCATGTCAGCTTCTTCTTCTAGGTCGCGGTATAAGGCAATCAATGTGGTCAAATCAGTTAAAACACCAGCCAACAATTCATCTGCTGTGCCAAACACATCCTCGTCATCGATTTTAGAACCTTTTACAACTGTGTCCAGACTTTCTGGCATAACTGCGGCTAAAGTGCGTAAAAACTCGGCGATTGTGTCGATATCGCCTTGCAATTCCTCGTAAATTTTTTGTAGCAATTTGTGATCACTATAAAAATTACGACCCACAATATTCACATGTGCTACATGTGTTCTGTAGTAAGTTACAAAATTGGTGTTGAATACTTGGGTTAATTTTTCGATTAGATCTGTCATTTGGTTTCCTTAAGGTGCTACTGGTCCTAATACTTTCTTTGCGGCCCGTAAGCGTATGGCCATATTTAATCTATCGCTTTCTAATATGCGTTGTTCTGCTTCTGTCAATCCACCATACTGTTGTCTGGCTATTGCTTGACGACGATTAGCAGCACCGGCCGCTCCTTGTGTTGTGGCTTCACCACGAGTCATTTGTGCATACGGATTGGTAGCATATTCTGGTGCTGTGGGGTTGGCCCGAATCTTTTCCATTTCGGCACCAGCCATTTGATATGGCATAGCAAAGCTCATAGCTGGTGTAGCATTGTTTAATAGTGTGCCGGCACCGGATAATAAGGATCCTGCACCTTGTGCCACACGACTCATTACACCTGGTTTGGCAACAGCTCCAGCGGCATCTCTTGCGGCCATTTCTGTATAAGTAGCATTTCTTGCAATTTGTTCTGCTGTTGGAAATTCTGCGGCTGCGGCAAATGGTCCCGGAGCAACCGGAGCGGCTTTGGGAGCAAATTGACCCTGTTTTGATAACAAATCTCTTGCTGTCTGATATGTGCCTTGCACACCTTTATAACTTTGTTCAGCTGCTGTTGGAGGAGGTAATCCCATAGCACCCATAGCAACATCAGTTACTAATGCTCCAGGTTTGGTCAAATAAGCCTTGCCTAAATCAAGTGCGGCACTGGCCGCAGGAGTTGCCAATGCCTTGCCTGTTTGATATGCACTACTAACAGCACCCGGAATAGCAGGAGCTATAGCGGCCAGTGCTGGTGTGGCCAACATGGCAGCATCACCCACATCAACACCTTGTGGTGTTAAACTAGCTGGAGTCTTTTTTGCACCAGGTGCTTTTGCGGCATCTGGATCATCGGCCAATGCTTGCAATGTTTCAGTGGATAAACGACTGTAATCATCATTGGCAATGGCTTCTAATTCTTCAGTAGATAACTTGCTGTAGTCTAATGCCATTATTTCTTCCGTTTTTCTAATTCACGCTTGGCTTTGGCAGCCGGACTGTTGTCTTCAGCTGTGCCATAAGCAGACCAATCAAGCTCAGGAGCATTACGCTTCATGATTTCGATAATGGTATTGAATGCGGCTTGCTTTTGACTTGCAGGAACTTTTGGATCAGCCAACTGACCAGCGGCTTCTTTGTATGATTTAACATCCAAATCACTTTGTGGTCCTTCAAAGCGTTCAACACCCATTAATACTTTATTGGCCAAAGGTTTAATAGCGGCAATAGCATCAGCACCATCAGTGCTGTAACCAAACCAGTTGCCAGCTTCGTCAACCAAACTACCAATACCACTACTTGTGCTCTTGTCAATAAGGCCTTTAATGGTGTTGATAAATGGATATATCTGTTTAACTTGCTGTTGATTCTTAGCAACACTTTCGCGAATCTTTTTATTGGCATCAAATTCGCCTTGAATGTCAGCAGGAGTTTTGCCAGCTGTGCCGGGTGCACCAGGAGCACCTGCTGTAACAGCGGCACCACCACCTGTGGTAGCTGTAATTGTGCCGTTTGAGTTAGGAACAACAGGACGACCAGTATTCAAATCTACCAATGGAGCACCTGGTTGTTGACTTTGGTAACCAATGTTTGTGCCATGTTTAAAGTTGAATTCTCCGGCGGCATCAGCACCTGCTTTGGTGTAAGCAATAGGACCTGTATAACGCAATTCAACTGCTTTGGTGCCTTCAGCTTTGCTAATTGCAGTGCCAATACTTTGCACTTCAAGATTTTTAGGATTGCCACGGAACGGAGCACCGCCTTGCACATTGACCAAGGCTGTATTGCCAGCTGTGTCATATCCTGAACGATAGCGATTTCCTGTAGTTGTATCAACATACACTTCACTGCTTAGGCTTGTGCCTTTGCCAAGTTTACCACCACCAGTTGCATATTGAATCAACTGTTTAGAATCTAATTCTTTGCCATCATCAAAGCGTCCAAATAATGGACTGCCATCAGCGGCCTGTCTGATTAGACCTTGGCGGCCATCCACTCCTGTAAAGGCAACAACTTTTGATCCTTCATCTGGAAATAGTTTTTGACGCTCTATTTTAGCAGCATCACTACCAAGTAATCCAAAAAATAGATATTTCATCCATGAACCTTCTTCGCCGCCGCGTTTCATAATGCGGTTGATTTCGCTCATGTCACCTGACGCAATACCTTCTTGTAGTTTGGCTTTGGTAGCAGTTTCATTTTTAGCAGCCTGTAAGCGTTTATACATGTCAGCTGAAGCTTCTTCACGAATATACTGTGGAATATTTGGATCATAGGCCAAACTGGCCAATTGACGATCATCCTGACGAGCAGTGTTCAAACGCTCTGCCCATGCTTCAGGAGTCATTGCTGTAGTGCTTGGACCCATCGGTTCTGCTGGAGCAGCAGCCGCTGGCGGTGCTGTTGGACTAACTGGTGCGGCAGGTGCAGGTTGTGGTGCAGGTATATTTGCATTAGCAAAGTTTAAACCTTGTTTATTTTGAATTGCTTGTGCTTGTGCTTGAGCATTAACAGGAACTGCGGATGCTGGTTGTGGTGCAGGTGCTGCTTGAGCACTTGGAACCACAGCATTTAACACAGGACCTAGAACTTTTTGCAAGTAACCTTGTGTTTCTGGTGGTAACTGTTGTGGATTCAATTGGCCAGCATTGGCCTGCATATTTTGTTGCACACGGCCTGGGCCTGCGTTGTAGGCCGCAACTGCTTTTTGCTGATCCCCGCCAAACTGTCGAAGCATGGCTTGATAGTATTCTTGACCTACACGATTGTATTCTTCTGGAGTTTGTGCAGCAGCTGGCCGTATTCCATAACCAGGATTGGCTGCTGTTGATGGCATAACTTGATTGCGAAACATGGCACCGGCTGGACTTGTAATTGGTTGTCCTTGAGCATTGTAATCACGATTGCCTGATTCAACCTGTTGCATACGGCCAAATGTGTCAAGTGGATTTACCGGACCAGACACGGTGGGTGTATTAGGGTTAGCCGGACTTAAAGCCTGAGGACTACCAGTGATGGTCATCTTTTGAGTGCCATCTGGATTGTAAGTTATTTTTTGTGTAACTGGTTGGTTGGTAGCTTCTGCTTCAGCGGCTAGACGACGACGCTTTTCTTCTTCAGTTTCATAGCCACCTTCACCACCAATATCATTTCCATATATGTCTAACATTGTTCTACCTTAGAATGAGAACGGTTTACTACCGTATGCACCGCCCATACCAGCTTGGTAACCCGTTTGATTTGTAGTAGTTGTGCTACCGATTGTGCCACGGAAGTCAGGTGTGTAACTAGCGGCTGGAGTTCCAAAAATTACACTAGCGTATTGGTTATACAATTGCTGTGGAGTCATAGCGGCACTTACACCTTGAGCGGCTGCACCAAGAGCTTGACCAATACCACCTTGGCCTAGGCCAGCTAGGCTTTGACCAGCTGACAAGCGTTGTGCGGCAATTTGTGCTTGTATATCTGCCGCAGCCTTTTGTTGTGCCGCTTGTGTTTGGCCAGCCAAGGCTGTTTGAGCCAAAGCACTTCTAGCACTTCCTAAATTACCTGCACCACCATACTGTGCCATTTGATTGGCCAAGTTTTGTTGATACTGTTGTTGTGCTGGTAGTAATGCTGTTTGAATTTGACGCTGTTCGTAGTCAGGACTGAATAGGCTTTCTAATCCTGAGATACCTGTGCGTAGGGCACTTTCACCAGTTGATCCTAATGTTTGTTGTGCTTTACCTGCTGTGCCAGCCAGGTTCTGTGCGGCATTGGTCACGCCTGGGGCACCTAAATTGTAAAGGTCAGTGGCACCACCAACTGCTTGTTTGTATGTGGGAGCAATGGTTTTTGTAAAAAATTCAGTTTGTGCTTGAATTTGTGCCCGTTGTTCAGGAGTCATTTCCGGGGTTTGAACTGTGGTCCCGCCTCCGCCTGATTTTCCAAAACTCATTTTGTTTCTCCTGATGTGTATTGTATATTTATTGCTTTCATTGTATTCCTAGTAGGTTAAGGCCCAAAGCCGGTTAGTGCTACAGGTGGTGTAGGCATTACAGGCCCGGCCACTGCTGGCGGTGGATATCCTGGAGCCACATAGCCCTGTGTTGGATATTGATTGTATCCTATAAAATTAGGATTCAAGGCTGTTCGATTGATCTGATTTAACAGTTGATTGACATCATACTGACCTGGTCCTGCTTGTAGGCCAAATCCTTGTGTGCCAGCCGCTGCTGGGATTTGATTGTAAGTCTCTCTAGGTTGGTTTGGCCCAACATATGGTTGCTGACCCCAATAAAATTGTGCCTGGTATGGATTGGTTGTTTGATAAGCCGGAGTAGGAAACTCACCTGTAAACCATCCAGGATTTTGCCCAGGATTGTTTAACGCGGCAGCATTGCCCCATTCGGTGGGAGGAATAGGTCCATATGATTTCTTGCCTGGTGTGCCCGGACCTTGTGGTGCTATTAGACCCAAAATGCTTGGCAATACCAGGCCAGCAGCAACCAACTTGGCAATATCACCATAGCTGATTGTGCTATTCATATAACGCTCTAACACACTTTCATTGCTGTAAGGACCTTCGTATGGTTTAGAATAATCAGTAATTTTAACTGGATTTTCTGCCCCAGGCGGTGTTACAGTTGGCGGCGTTGTTGGTTGTCCCGGTGTAGGAACTTGACTTCCAGGTGTTGTTCCAGGTGTAGTTCCAGGTGTTGTTCCAGGTGTAGTTCCAGGTGTTGTTCCAGGTGTAGTTCCAGGTGTTGTTCCAGGTGTTGTTCCAGGTGTAGTTCCAGGTGTTGTTCCAGGTGTTCCAGGTGTTGTAGGTGTTCCAGGTGTTCCAGGTGTTGTAGGAGGAACTGGCTCTACT